CTATAGACTTAATTCATCTATTACATCAACAACTTTATCCTTCATTCTATTTGTGACATGGGTATAAATCTTCATTGTAGTTTCGCTATCTTCGTGTCCAACACGGTCCATGATAGCTTTTAAAGGAACACCTTTTTCAGCCAAATAACTAACAAGCGTATGTCTGAAGATATGTGAACTGATAGGTTTGTTAATCGGATGTTCGAGACGTTGATTTGCAGCTTTAATGGATGCATTAAATGAATTCCTCTGAATTGGCACGCCACGGTTAGTTACGAAGATGTAACTACGGTCCATGGTTATCCAGTTAGGATTTAAGCTTTTATTTAAGTCACGAATCTTAATAGCTTCATCTAATATTTCTGATTCACGTTTTGATAACTTATTGCTACGATAGCCAGCAGGTGTTTTGGGTGGTTCTTTTTTTGCTTTCTTGTACCCTTGGACACTGTCTAAAGTGCCAAAAATATCTACAAAATTATCGTCTTTACGGTAGTTAATATCTTCTAATGCAACGACTTCACCAATACGTGCACCATCTAAAAATAGAAATTCGGCAATCAGTGAATTCAAGTAAGTCCGTTTCGTGCGTCGTAATTCATTAATTAATGGAATAAGTTCTGTTTCAATTTCCAGGTATTTATTTTTGATTTTTTCATAGTCTTCAATGGTTAGCACCTTTTTAGGAAGTTTAGCTTGTCTTGCTGGGTTGGTTTTAATGTGATTAAGAGAAACGGCATAATCAAACGATTGATTCAATATTGATTTAACACGTTCAAGTCTTGGTCTTGATAATTCAAGACCGTTTATAAATTGTTGAACATAATAAGTATCTATTTTAGATATTTTGACATCAATACCAAAATTTTCTCTCACATACTGAACATTACTTTTTAGCGAGCTTATAGAAGTGCGCCTAAGTTCTTTTTGGTGGAATTTCCACCAGTTGTTTAAGACATCAGTGTATAAAACTTCGCTTGAATTTAGCTCTTGTAAGATTGCAGCAATTTTTTCATCAAGTATTTTTTGAGCTTGTTTTCTTATGCGAGGAGTATCTTTTTCCATCAATACAGACGCTTTCTTCCACTTGCCTGTATATGGATCTCTGTATCTTTCGACAAAATTAATTTTTCCACTTTTATGATTTTCTGACCACATTTGTTTTTACCTCATTTTTTTGTTAAAATGGGTATAGTAAAGAGGCCTACTACATGCAGGTTTTTACTATACTTTCAACTAATAACTGTACTCAAAATTTGGCGATGGCGAGTGCAGTTATTTTTTATTAATTTGATTTTATGCTATAATAACTAAAAATAACATTTAAGGGGTGAGTAACATGGTAAAAGTTCGTAAAATACCAGTAGTAGTCGAAGCGGAGCAAGTAAATACTGTCCAATATATTGAAACGTTAGAAGGTATTATGAAAGCTTCAGCTGGTGATTGGATTATTACTGGTGTCAACGGGGAGCGTTACCCTGTTAAACCCGATATTTTTAAGAAAACATATGAAATATTGTAGAAGGTTAGGTTCAAGGTCTAACCTTTATTTTTTTTGCAATATCAGATGTTCTTTTTTTAAAAGCTTGCTCAATATATTTATTAGGAGAAACTATAAAATCTTCCCATTTTACTAGCACACAATAGCGATCGTCTTCACTCCAAACATGTTCGCCATTATCTAAAGGGAGATAATAATTATAACTAAATTCCCTTATTGTAGTATTTTCATTAATCACGACAATATTATGATTTTTAAAACACTGTGAACAAGCTTGTTGGCCTTTATAAATCTTATCATAAACCTCAGGTAATACTACACCTAAAATACCATTTCGAGTCCCTGCGGAAGTATTGGATAAAGATGCTTGCAATTCACGTTTTATATAGTTTTGATTTAGATAACTATTCTCTGCACTGTATTCCCCGATAAGGTGTATTGTAACTGTAGAATCTTGCAGATAGTCTTCACGTATTTTTCGCATGATGTAATCTTCATTTACTGATTGTATAGGTTCATTCAACGATTTATCGATCATATCTATATCAAGATAATTTTGAATGTATTTTTTGTAGTGCATGTCATCTGATTTAAACGAAATAAAACATTTATGACTTGTCATTCACCGCTTTCCTTTCTTTTAGATGTATCGGTCTGAAGATTAGCCCAGTTAATATTTTCACTGGATATAATTGTTTCACAGCGTTCAACAAGTAAAGCAAATTTATCCTCTTCATTTTTATATACACCTGTTTGTGTTTGATACATATATTTTTCATGCCTTAATGTTTCAGCAGTTGTACGGTACTGCGTCCAGTTTGTTTGGTGATTAGAAAGAGAAATTAAGGACTCGCACGCTAATATAGCACTAGAACACAAAACAGATATAATTTTGAAATTAGCTATATTAAATGCAGAAGTAATGGGTACAATAGCACCAGCTAGGATTTCAATTTTTTTATACCACTTATAGCATTTTTGATGTTTTTGGCTTTTAGTATCATACCAATTAATTTGGTCATCTAATCTTTCTGAAATATATTTAGTTTCATCCATGTGTTCTCCTAAAACCTTAATAATATTTTTATTCTTTCCTATTCTCCTCAACCCATTTTTCGATTTTTTCAATTTGTTCATCAGTTAATGGATTTTCGTCAATATGATCCAGTAATTCCTGGATAAGCTCTTTTAAATCTCTTTTCATAACTTTACCCTTTATTTACTTTTAAAGGTTCTACCACAGTTATTACAGTGCCAGTTGTTTTTTCCGTTCTTACCGACAAGTCCAAGTAGGACGAGTGGCCAAGAAATTAAAAATCCAATACAACCAACACAACCATTGAAATTTTTTCTGTCCTGATGCATAAATTGAATATTAGTACTTCTGCAATATGGACAGCGTTTAGCAAACAATCCCATCTTTTTTTCTCCATTCTCAGCTTTTTGTGTGGTTCAGTTTTTTTTTGCACGTTTTGTTTTTTATTTATTTAAATTGTCAATAGCATATTGAGCTTCTTGTTCTGTAAACTTCTCTCCATTCTCAGAAATTAACTGGTCATAGATAGCGTCTGGAGACATCGCCATGTTCTTTTGATAACTTTTCGCTTGTTTCAAAGCAGCTTTATTGTAATCAAAGTTAGAGTTGTCAATGGCATATTGAGCTTCTTCGGGAGTGAACTTTTCGCCCATTTCAGAAGAAAGTTGTTCATAAATACCTTGTTTTGACATATGCATATTTTTGTAATAGCTTTTTGCTTGTTTCAAGGCAGCTTTCTTGTAATTAGCTTTCAAGTGGTCAACAGCATATTGAGCGTCTTCTTCTGAGTATTGGTCAAAATCAGAAGTCAATTGGTCAAAGATGCCTTGCTTAGACATGTACATGTTCTTGTAGTAGCTTTTTGCTTGTCGTAATGCTGTTTTTTGAGTAGTAGTAGCAGCATACACAACGGTTGGTTCATTAACTGCAGGGACGTTAACGACATCAAGCATTGCTGCACCAAGAATAGCAGTAGCACCAAGCATAAAGACAGTTTTCTTCTTCATTATGTATTTTCTCCTATTCAGCTTTTATTGTGATTCAGTGATTGCACATATTAGTAATTATTTTTCAGAGTATTTACCAATGACTTTCCCAATAACACGGAAGTCGCTGTCAGCATCAATTGGAATATCTGGATATTTAGATGTATTAAAGCTATGCAAAAATGCATGATCATCTTTTATAGTAATTTCTTTTATATAAGCATCGCCATATAATTCAAATACACCAACATCACCGCTGGATAAGTCAACAGAAAGTTTTACAAATACATAGTCACCAGAATGATATTCTGGTTCCATTGAATCACCGTAGACAGGGACAACAAAATCTGCGTCATACTCAACAGGTAATGTAATTGTTTCTTTTTGGACTTCGCTTAAAAATTGACCAGTACCAGCAGATACTGCATTGTCATAGTAATCATATTCTTGTTCTATACGTGAAACAAATTCCACAACAGTATCAGATACTTCATTGCTATTTTGTTCATTAAGGAGACTGTTTCCGAAATTAATCCATTCTTTATGGTTGTCTGAATGCAATTCCTTGTCAAGTTTTAAAACTTCATCAGAAACAGTCGAAGCGATTTCTGTCTGCTCTTCTTTGAAATATGAAATATCTACATTAAAGAAATCAGCTAACCTGCGAAGATATTCATCTTTAGGTGTAGACTTAGCATTCATATATCTACTTAATGTGTTTTGAGGGACATTTGAACCCTTAGCTACCGCAAGTTGAGTTAGTCCTTTTTTGTTTATTAATTCTTTAATTTTAGAAGCTATATATTGTCGTGCTCGTATTTCTTCAGCACTAGCTTCTCTGCGTCCTCTAGTAATTGTCATAATTTATATCCTTTTATTTGTATTATATCATAAAAAATAAAATAAACTAAAAAAATAGAAAAAGTTTTAAAAAAACTATTGACTTTATCCAATTAAATGGATACAATGTATATGTAAGGTTGAGGGAGAGCTAAGAGATCTTACAAATAAAGTCGGAGGTACAGCTAATGGCTAAACACGAAAAAAAGCCTAAACGCAAAGAACTAGCAGTCGAAATCAAGATTCTTTGGTTTAAGCTTAGATTCAAAAACATTATTGAATGGTAATTCAATAAAGGAAGCATAAGCTTCCTCCCCTTCGGGGGTGTGGTTATAGTTTAACATATCTAGTTGTACCTTCGCAAGAAGTTTTAGAGCTGTGTTGTTTCGAATAGTTCCAAAACAAGAAAGGAGTAGAAACATGAAATGGAAGAAGTTTCTTTTTGGCGATATTCATTATAAGAATGAATCAGCAGACGGAAATCAAGAAGTGGAATTCAAGTTAAAAGGTGGATTAATTCCTAATTTGGTTTTGCTGGGTTTGATTATTGGATTAATTGTGTGGTTGGTGGTGAGATAAAATGCTTGTAATTGTTTTGTTTACAATTATGATTTTAGCAGTTTATTCTACTCTATTAGTAAAGTTTTACAACGGGAGCATAAAGGATGTTGTCATCTATATTTTTCTTGTGTGTAGTGTATTACTTTTAGTATTTATGGTAGCATTTTTTGCAACTTGTTCAGGCTGAATTATTAGTGTTTATATTTGCGGTATCTATACTTTGTTTCAACTCCTTTTGGGGTGATATGATAAGAATAGTTACTCATGTTAGCAGCTGTACTTGCTTCGAATTCGAATGATTTACCGGGTAGGAACAAGGAGATGTAGGTGCTATTTCTATCAACTAGGATTTTTGCATCGTAATTTCCTAAATTGAAAGCAATATATCCCCCTAACGATTTATATGGAGGAATAGTAAGAGGCAGTGAGAGTGTTCTTTCATGAATATTTTGATTTAATTCTGATTCGACAGGAACAGAATTGTATATACATGATCCACCTTCAATAATGTGTTTTATGTCGGTAAAATGAGTAGTTGCATCTCTGTCGGTCAAGTAAATTTCTTCTATATTCGTAGAGCGAGAAGAGTTATTTGAAAAAGTAAAGTAAAGGTAAGCTCTTTCTTTTGATGTATTACATTGCTCATCTTGAATTGAAATAGTCAAGTTGAGTCGTTCTTCTTTCCTTAGACGGAATTCCTTAAAGATGACAAATATCGCAGAAGCTATAGATATGATAACCGATAAAATCGAGAACCAATCAGAAATGCCCATAGAATCACTGATGATTTTTACTTGGTAAATTGTATCCTTCACATTTATTTCTCCAATCATTTTTATTTCCATTATACCATTTTAGAAAGGGGTGAGAATATGCAAAAAATGACAGTAGAGTTAGCAGCACCTTTAACTTTGAAGGCTTGGCTTGCCATCAGAGAAATGAAAGATAAGGATTTTGCTAAAAAAGTGGGTGTTTCTCCTCAAGCTGTTTCCGGCTGGAAAAGTGGACGTCATAAGCCAAGTGGTGAATACGTCCCTAGAATTGAATCGGTCCTAAATGTTAGATTTTCAGAAATTAAGTTTGAGTCTAACATTTAATTTTTAAAATAAATATCCAATTAAAAGGATATAATCTCGGTTAGTAGCTACGGCTCTAACAAGGTGATAACCTCCTTTAAAAATAGATAAATAAAACCGCAGTTATGATTCCTCTAAACGATAAATATTTTTGACAAGACAACAACGATTACTAATCCTTGTTAGGGCTATAACTGCTAATCGAGAGTGCAGAAATTAGAAAGGGGTAAACATGAAACCAAAGTGTTATCCGTATTGCGGAAACAAAAAACAAGCTGAATTGAATCAGCTTGCGGATAGAATGTTAACTGCCGAAGTTCAAATAAACCAGCTCGCAAGAGTTGTTTATCGAACTTCAAGCTGGCCATCTGGTGTTTCAGAAACATCATAACCAGCAAGTTTACACTCGTCGATAATTTCTTGCTTATCCATAATATATTCAGCAGGATTTACGACAGCCCATTGAAATTGGGGATTTTTGAATGTTCGTTGTAAATGTTCATCTAAATCTTCCCAAGTTTTTGTTGGAACTTTGTCAGTCGGTTTTGGTGTAAGTTTTCCCATATCATTCTCCTTTCCATAATACTTGACTCACAGGAAATCGCTTGGTTTGGTAGTTAAAGTTTTTTACCTGATTGTCATATCTATATTATAGCAGAAAGTAGAATTAATCACAAAATGTAGTGGGTAAAATTAAAAAAAGATACAACATATTGTGATTTGGTGAAGATATGTGGAAAAAATTAAATCATATTTTGATTGAAAAAGGAATGACAAAAAAAGAACTTGCAGAAAAAGCAGGAATTAGTAAAAATACAATCCAAAACATTCGGAATAGTAAAATCTCATTTCGAAATATGGTGAAAATCGCTGATGCTTTAGACGTTAGCTTAGATGAATTTAGAAAGGATAATACATGAATGAAATAGAAAAAATTTTTCCTTATAAAGAAAAGGAGATTCTTAGTGAGGTAACGACTTTGCAAAAGTCACTGTATTGCCAAACAGAGTATCTGTCTGACCAGCTAACCAAAAAACTTCACCACCTAGAGGACTATAACAGTCCAATTGATGATGAAGCAATTAGATTGGCTGAAGTGACAGCTGAATTTTACAAGTTATTAATCCAGTCTCCTAGTATTGGAGCAGTTGTCAAGGAGATTGTGAGCGAGGGACATAAGAGTTAGAGCGGTTATGGCATCATTTAAATCGTTAGGATTATAAATCTTTAAACTATGAGCGTTTGTGTTGCGGTACAACTGAGCTATGGCTAGAAGTAGATGTTTAAGACCCTGGTATGCGCTTAGCTCTTCGTCAGATTGTAATTTGTTTTCGCTTATGATGATAGCAGGGTTGCTCTTTTTAAAGCACTCTTCGATAAGTCTTCCAGAGTCTAACGTTGAACCTGTCATTTCTCTTATACGATGAAATATACCTTTACTTGCTTCTAAAATCGCATGAAAATAATTTTCTTCAAGAAGCTCTTCTGTACAGTATTTTGATACGAGCGGATGTACATCAATGTTTTTTAGTCTTTCTTCAAGAGATTGTAAGCGGACTTGAGCATCTTTAAATGTTTTTACTTCCTCTGTTTTTTGAACTTTCCCAGAGTCATCGAGCTCAAAACCTTTAAAAATTAGAGTTTTATTGATATTTTTCCTGAGCATTTTCCAACTTTCTGGAGTGTCAATATATTTACTTGGAACACAAACATATTCAATTGAATCAAAAACAGGACGTAAGCTTCTTCGATAAGTGCAAGCATTAATTAAGATTGCGCTTAACCTACGCCATTTAGTGTAGGTTACATCTCCTATAGGTAAACCGAAAGTAGTTAACATAGTTGTAATTTGACTACCTGTTATTTCGTTACATAAAGTTTGGCAAATTAATTCAATATCTTGGCTATTTAACGATGACATAATTATCCTCCAATTATTTTCTCTTAATTATATCAAATACAGAAAGGATAACACATGAACAATTTAATCAATGTAACTTTAAATGAAAATCAAGAGCCTGTTGTTTCGGGTCGTCAACTCCATCAAGCTTTAGGAGTTAAAACAAGATATAACGATTGGTTCAATCGAATGATTGACTATGGTTTTGCTGAAAACGAAGATTTCAACCTGCTCAAATTTGAGCAGGTTCGAACGGAAGGCAAGAGAGAAGTAAAACGTGAAATGACTGACCACGTCCTTAAATTGGACATGGCAAAAGAAATCGCAATGATTCAACGTACCGACAAAGGAAAAGAGGTCCGTCAGTATTTCATTCAGGTCGAAAAAGACTTCAACAGTCCTGAGAAAATCATGGCTCGAGCTCTTAAAATTGCTGACCGTAAAATTATTAAACTTGAAGCAACAATTGAAGAGCAAAAACCTAAAGTTATCTTTGCTAACGCAGTCAGCGCAAGTCATACGTCTATTTTAGTCGGTGATTTCGCTAAGATCATGCGTCAAAGCGGCTTGAATTTTGGTCAGAATCGTATGTTTACATGGCTGCGAGAAAATGGCTATCTAATCAGTCGCAAAGGCAACAGTTGGAACATGCCAACACAAAAAGCAATGGATTTAGGTCTGTTTGAAATCAAAGAAACGACTATCAATCATTCAGACGGTCATATCAGCATTAACAAGACACCTAAAATTACAGGTAAAGGGCAATTGTATTTTGCTGATAAGCTACTGAATAACATTGCTTAATTAACCGTGCTTCTCAGGCTGGTTGATACGGCTCTAGTAGGTGATTACTCATAAATATCAATTTGACTATGTTTGATTTTCCTTTACCAATATAGATTTTTTAATCATTTACACGATAGTATCTCCTATTTATTCTTTAATCGGCTGAAAAGTGCCTACTAGGGTCATACCAGCCAGTCTGAGAGCATAAAAAAACGACTGACGGCAATCAGTCGCATAACAAACAAAACTAAAGTAAATTATATCACATTAAAAAGGAGCGCGCTATGCCGAAAGCAAATATAACGTATAAAGCTGTTGGCAACGACGAAAAGGCCGAATGGGGCGATTACAATCATTTGATTCAACGTTGGGAAGGTTTAAGTAAGAGCGTTGCGAAACAGTGGGCGACTGAAATGCGTGAGCACCCAGAGTTTAGAAAATACGTCGACAATCCTACACATCGAATAGTTTTTATCAATTACAAAGGATTTGAGCTATTTGTTAAATGGAAATCACGTAACCGATATTTGAGTAAAAAAGAAACATTAGCAGAAATGCTGGAAAATATCAAACTAGAAGAAAGAGTAGGAGTTTAACATGACACATTTAATTATCGCAGTCGCAGTTTTAGCATTCGCTGAAGTAATTACATTAACAGTGTTCGGTAAACGAGCACGTAAGAAAGAAGAACCAGTCAAACCTAATTATTCAGGTTGGGAAGCGAGTGCAATTGCATATAACCGTGCTCACGGTTTGCCAGACGATACGATTTAAGAGGTACTAAATGGAAAATGAATACTTTGACACAGACGAAATCATGCTAATCGGCTTTGACACAGATGGCTGGCACGGGTGCTGGGGCGCAAAAGAAGAAGAGGGTGATTAGGTGGCTGATAATAAAAAATACTATTACTTAAAACTTAAAGAGAATTTCTTTGAGAGTGATGAAGCTATCATTTTGGAAAGTATGCCAGATGGCTACATTTACAGCAATATCCTTTTAAAACTCTATCTTAGAAGTCTAAAAAACAATGGATTGTTGATGTTTAATAACTTAATTCCATACAATACTCAAATGTTAGCGACAATTACACGTCATCAAGTTGGTACTGTCGAAAAAGCAATTCAAATTTTTCAGCAATTGAAATTAATTGAAATATTAGACAACGGTGCTATCTATATGTCGAATATCCAAAATTTCGTCGGAAAATCAAGTAGTGAAGGCGACAGAAAGAGAGCTAAAAGAGCTCAAAACAGAGCAATCGGACAAACGTCCGGACAAATGTCCGACAAACGACCACCAGAGATAGAGAAAGAGATAGAGATAGAGTTAGAAAAAGAGATAGAGGAAAAGAAAGATAGTTCCGCCAGTTCCTCTTCCCTAGATTCTCTAAACCTAAAATACTTCTTTGAAAAATGGCAGGAAATCACGGGTAGAGCTCTAACACCTTTTGAAATTGAGGATATTCCAAAATTACACAAAGAAGACGGATTTAGTATTGAGCTAATGCTGACAGCTTTAAAAGAAGCTGCTAACTCTACTAGCAATTTTAACTTTAATTATTTCAAATCTATCCTAATGCGTTACAAACGACAAGGACTATTAACGCCAGAAATGGTAGCTGGTGCCGAAAAGCAACGTCAAGAAGCTAAAAGTAAACAATACAATCGGCAACCAACTAAAAGCAATGTGCCAGATTGGGTTGATGAAGAATACAAACACGAAGCAACAGCAGACGAGCAAGCACAGCTTGACGCGCTGAAAGCGGCGATGATGGAGGAATGAATATGGACGTAAAAGAAACATTGCTAGAGCAACAAGCAACAATTGACCGTATCGAAACACTGAAAGAGGAAATGCATAATCTTTCAAAATTTGGTTTAGGTCTAAGTGAAACAAAACTCTTTCCGATAAACAGTGCAACTAAAGCCTCATTATCAACAATGCATTTGCTATCACACGTTATTGAGGATGTGCTAGATGGTGCAGACCCAAGACAAGCATTTAAACAAGCATTTACGCTATAAGCGAGGAATAAACATGAAAATTGAATTATTACATGTAATCAACGGTTATCGCAAGTTTCATCTTGGTTTCTATGACGATATGCACCAAGCGATTAAAGCACTCAAAAATCATACATACGCTTATTCAGCTATTTCAGAACCACGTTTTGGAAAGTCAATGAGTGGAAACAGCATTCGCATTGATTATGGCGCTAAGACTTGCTATTACTTGCTAGAAGCTAGAAAGGTCAGCTAATGCAACATGGATTATTTGGCGATTTTGATTACGATAATTGGCTAAGTACGTATGAGGACTACGAAGAAGTATTTCATTGTGATGAAGACGAGGCTTATGACCGCTGGAAAGATGATCAGCTAGAAGATTGGTAAAGAGGAGAAAAAATGACAACAACAGAATTAACACAGCGACAAATTACGTCAAGTGTGGCTAACCGAATTGAAGAAATGAAAGGCGAAGGCTTGCTAGTAGCGCCAAATTACAGTGTAAGTAATGCTCTAAGCTCTGCCTATTACGCTTTGACGAATTCAAATAGCGGCAATTTGCTAGGAAAATGTACGCAAGACAGCATTTACAACGCCTTGCTTGATATGGTTACACAAGGTTTAAGTCCAGCTAAAACTCAATGCTATTTCATTCCTTACGGGAACAAAGTCAAATTAACACGTTCGTATTTTGGAACGATGAAAGTCGTTAAACAGTTGCCTGAAGTCAAAGATATTTACGCTCAAGTGATTTATGAAGGTGATGACGTTGAAATTAAGAACGTCGAGGGTCACAAGGTGCTAGTCAAACACGATACTAATTGGCTGAATCAGGATAATCCAATCATCGGTGCTTACTGTATCATCGAAAAAAACGATGGTGAGAAAGTTTTGACAATCATGACCAAGAAAGAAATTGATAAAGCTTGGGCCCAATCGAAAAACAAGTCAATTCAAAACAACTTCCCGCAAGAAATGGCAAAACGTACGGTAATCAATCGTGCTGCTAAACAGTTCTTTAACACAAGCGACGACAATGACTTGTTCATTGACGCGGTCAATCGAACGACAGCGAACGAATATGATGACGAACGAAATGTCAAAGACATAACGCCAGAACAAGACGACAGTGAAAGCATTGACAGTTTCCTTGGTGAACCATTGCCAGAAGCTGCTGACGAAGAAACAAAACAACCTAAAGATGTGGCACCAATCGAAGACACCCCTCAGGAGCTCACGGAAGCCCCAGAATCGACCGAAATGTCTGAACCTGATAATTTACATGAACCAGAGCAAACAGAGCTATTTGAGCAGCTAGGAGACCTATATGACTAAACTAACAGATGAGAATTATTATCAAGACAAAACTTACTTGTCTAATTCACGATTTAAGCAATACATGCAATGTCAAGCTAAGGCTTACGCCGTTGATAATGGCGAATGGGTAGAAGACCGAGACGAGACCGCTCTTTTGGTCGGCAACTACGTACATAGCTACTTTGAATCCAAAAGGGTTCACGACGCTTTTGTTGAAGAAAACAAAGAAAAAATCATTGCCAAGACAGGTAAGAATAAAGGAAATCTTAAAGCTGATTTCGTTGTCGGCGAAAAAATGATTAACGCCTTGAAAGATGACGATAATTTTAACCGTTTATATAACGGCTATCCAAGTGATGATGTCAAAAAAGAAATGATTGTTATTGGTGAAATCGAAGGAGTGCCGATAAAAGGCAAGCTTGACAGTATCAACCTATCTCGCGGCTACTTTGTTGACCTGAAGACAATGAGGTCAATCTATAACGAGGAATGGAACGCAGACTTACGCAAGAAAGTGCCAGCGGCAGTTAACAATATCTTGAATTTCGGTTATAACGGACAGCTTGCTCTCTATCGTGAGCTACTGAAACAGATGACAGGGCAAGAGTTTAGACCACTTATCGTCGCTGTATCAAAAGAGAACGTTCCTGACAAAGAATTTATCAAAGTCGATGAGAATTGGCTTGAAGAGGGTCTTGACTATATCAAAGACAATGTCAAAGAAGTCTGGAACGTCATTCAAGGTAAGCAAAAACCTAAAAAATGCGGTCATTGCGACTATTGCAAAGCTCAAAAGAAACTTTCTAAACTTATTAGCTTAAATGACATGATAGGAGATTAAAAACATGCAAATGGAACACGTTACAGATAGCGTCACTATCTATTCGGACGGAACTAACTTGCAGGTCATTCATGACCTTGGCCCTGAATTCGTCTTAGATTTCGAACTCGAAAAAGAACCAGCTTTCAATATTGATGATTTAGGCAAGACAGGTTACAGCTATCACCTAAGACCATTCTTTAGTGTTTCTGGGTTCTGCTCAAAAGGTAGTGATGACCTTCATCGGTTAAAATGGGCCATCTTACAATTCCAAGAATTTAAAGATTATTTAGTAGAGAATCAAGCAGAAATGCTTGAATGGTATTTCAATTCGAAGGGAGAAACAGAATGATTGAGTTTGTTAAAGAAGCAGGAATGGCGTTTGTTTGGTTATTCTTAGGTTATCTATTGGGTGAACGCCAAAGTAAAAAATAAGCCTCGGAATCGGCTCAAAAAGTGACCTAGAAAGTACGTGTCGGTTAACAGGACGACATGTAAAGAATTTCAGCGGGCGCAAGCCTTGTACTCACACTTAAATGTGCCCGTTTTTGATTTTGGAAAGAAGAAAATGAAAGAAGAATTTATCAAATTGACGCAAGAAGATTTTGAGGGATACGCTAAACATAAAATTTCAGAGCACCTTGAAATTGAATCGCATGAAGTTTATATGGTCTGGTTTAACTACACGCTTGGAAATGCTAAAGGAATGTTTAGTTTTGACAGCAAGAAAGCTTATCCGATGAGCAATCCAAACGCTAAACTCCCTGACTATGTTGAAGTGACATACAACAGCGAAAAGCATGAATTTTATTTCGATTGGTACACGAAAGAACGACAAGAAGTCACTCACGTCGCTTTTGAGATTCCGGGGCTTACTGATGGAATTTGAGTTTATTTTATCGAATACCAAGAAACAAAAACAGATGTTAAACGCCAATGACCGTCCGCACTGGACGCAAAAGGCCAAAATCACCGCATATTTACGTGCCACAGCCGCTAAAGAGGGTCAAAGGTATAATAATTGTACCCCTTATTCAAAAAAGCGCCCTTGTGGGCTCGTAGTGACGATTTACGCCCCTACAAAAAGACGGCTTGACCCACCCAACTTTTATCCGACAGTAAAAGCGCTTGTTGATGGATTGACAGACGCCGGAATCTGGACGGACGATAACTCGGAAGTCATTAAGTTTATGACTTTTAAACGAGGTGGACCAAGCGAAATACCCGGAAAATATAGGGTTAGATTGGAAATAAAGGAATTATGACAAGAAAATTTATCGTTAGAGAATACAGCCCAAAGCTTAGAACAGCGACTTGGTTCGCTACGGACAAAGATTTTAAAGAAACAGAGTTTAAAACAAGAAAACAAGCTCTAAAATACCTAGAAAAAGCTCGTAAAGAGCCCGGACAGACAGAATACTATGAGGTGGTAAGTTGAAAGCTGAAAGATACATGTTTTTAAGTATGTTGTTATCGTTTACAATCGTCGTCACAGTCGTCTTCTTTACGATTGAGCTAGGAATGCAAAAGACTGTTTATAACAACAAAATTACTGAGATGAAGCTTGAAAACACTAAACAAAAATATGAAATCAAGCGATTAAAGGACAACCAAACGATTATCTATCACGCTGATAACTATGGGGGAGAGTACGATTATGAAAGTACGGTTCACACTAACAAACAGTGAAATTGAGGAAATCGAGGTATTAGAGAATGAAGAATAAAAAAATCGCAGCTTTGGCAGGTGCAGCGCTCATGACAATTGGTTTAGCTACGTTGTCAGGTTGCGCTAATGAGTCAGAGAAAGTCTCTTACAACATTAGCAAAGAAGCAGATAATTTTAATGTTCGCAGACGTGTGGCGGTTATCAACACACGTACAGACAAGATTGAATTCAAAGTGGAAGGTCTTATCTCAGTTGACACGTCAAATAGCAAGAAATTAGTCGTGATTGCTGAAGTGTCAAAAGGAAAATACAGAAAGCATTTAATCAATATGACTAAAAACAACATGTATGTCGTTGAAGATTTGACTGACGGAACCAAAGTCAATAAATACAAGTACGAAGTTGAGTACATGCCTGAAAGCATTCTTCCTGTAACAATCACAAATAACGAGTGAGGTGCTGATAGATGAAGAATAAAGCGCTAATAATGCTAGTCGGTCTAGTGTTGACCGTAATTGGGCTTGGCAGTTTGCGAAAGAGGTGGAAGAATGAACGTAACTCTTGAAGATTATTTGGAAAATCATGCCTTTTGTGATTGTGAAGGAACTAATGCTGCAATTCTCATTGAAAAGGCAGGTACAAAATACAATCTTGAAAAAAACGACATTGACGATTTTTATGGTGATTATGTACACGGCGCTGAAGTAAGTATTGACGGAAATGAGTTCGGTGTGTGGCTTCGTGTAGTGATTGAGCTGGAATAACGACCCACATTGGTATCTAGCAATGTTCGATTCATTGCGTGGGTATTAAGGCTAGGAATAAAAAATAAAAATAGAAAGCAGGCTTAAGACGAGCGCTCCCTAGTCGGTACTCTGAGGACTTTAAATTTTTTAGATTCATGGAAATGGCTCATTGACTTCGAGTTTCTCTCTAAAATCTCTCGAAGTATTTTCCAGAAGATTTCGCGGATGGCTATTGGGAACAGTCGTTTTCGCAAAAGGCTGCGTGGGGTTCGACTCCCTACGTGGTTGTTAAACCAGAAATAATAAAACAAGGAAAACCTTCTTACAAAATTAGTACATCGCTAGTGAGTTTATCTGGTTGTTCACTGGCAAAACAAATAGCGAAATTTAAAAATAGAAAAGAGGTACCTTAATACTATTTTCTTTTTAAGTGTAGTGCGGTTATCGCTAGCTGATACAACACAAAAAAGTCCTGCTTTACGCAAGACCTTCGTTGTATGAATTCGTTAACATTATTATACCACGAAGGAGCTAGAAATGAGCAAGGCATCACAATTACTTGACGAACTAAAAAACCTAGACACAGACATCCAAAGCAGAATCGACGAGGTAAGAACGCTAGAAGCTGGATTGTTATCTAGTCCTAAATGGTCTACTGACAAAGTAAAAGGTGGAAAACCAACGAAAGTCGACGATGTATATGCACAGCTTATTGTTTTAAAAGAGTCAATCGAACATGACACGAACGATGTTATCAATCGTAAACTTGAATTGAGTAGATTAATCAATAAGGTTTCCAATCCAAAAGAACGTGCCATCTTACGCATGACGTACATTTTAAAACAATATCCAGAGGACGTGATGGAACACTTAAAAATTAGTCAATCAACGTATTATCGTCTGCGCAAGCATGCGACGGAAGAAATTGATATTTTTTTGGAGTCGTGATAAAAAATGGGAATAAATGGCATAAACAAGGGTAATCTGGGCGTGCATGGTGTTGTTAATGTGTTATTATGGTATTGTCAAATAATAAAGGTTAGAGGTTCAAACGAACCTCTATTTTTAGCTTTTTTCTTGTAAAGAGTTATAATAGCAGTAACTCTATTAAGAAAGCGAGAAATTATGTTAAAGATATTTAAGTTTGACAGAGAAGTTTATTCTGGCGCAGAAATCAGAGAACGCGTTGATTATTATGAGAATGAATCAAATAGGATTAGTGAACTATCCAAAAGCAATGTTAAGCTTGCTATTAGCGATTTGAAAGCATTAAAAGATGAAATTGAAGCAGAACATCATTACTTTGATAAACTGCTATTTCAAACAATCGTTACTAGCTTTGAAGATGACAATGCACTCGTCGTTAATACTTATATCGAATTTATTTCTGATATTGCTACACATTTGCACGACACAAACAATAGCAAGTATTTATCTGATAACATTGATGAATTCCGTCATGCGTTAGCTTACACAGACATCAAAGATTTATTGGATAATGAAAAAACTTACGGCCATCATCAAGCGGCTAACGTTGGACGAGATTTACGAGCTATTGGTTCTGGCAGTCAAGAATATGCTTTTTTATCGCGAACTCATGCGTTTTTGATAAACCCAAGCAATAAATCTTATAAAGAAATGTTGAAGGTTTGGGAGCGAACCGACGGAAGTTTGTTCGACAACGAAACGCTTAAAGGGTATATCAACAAAAAGTTGATGAATAGGTTTAAATAACAACGAGCGCCGATTGGCGCTTTTTTGGTTTAAAAGGAGGTGATGGAAAATCACAAAATTAAACGAAAGACAGAGGCGATTTGCAGATGAGTACATCATCTCTGGAAATGCTATGGAATCAGCAACAAAAGCTGGTTACAGCGAGAATTATGCCAAAGCACAATCTCATAAATTGTTGGAAAATGTTGGAATAAAAACTTATATCAATAAACGGATAGCTGAACTTGAAAAACATAAAATTGCAACTGCTGACGAGGTTCTGCAAGTGTTTACAAGCATTTTAAGACAAGAGCTTACCGAAGAGGTGACAGAGCTTGACCAAACGACGGGCGAATTCGTGACAATCGAAAAGAAACCATCAATTGCTGAGGTGATTAAAGCAGGCAGCGAGCTTATGAAACGTTATCCAACCAAACTTGAACTTCAAAAACTTAAGCTTGAAATTGAAAAACTTAAATCTCAAGTTGGTGAAGACGAAGGTCAAGATGAGAAAATTGCTGGTTTCCTTGAAAAAGTTAAGGAGATTGTGACAGATGACAGCTGATTTAAGTAGCTTGTACACGCCTAAACAGCTTTCCGTGCTCAAATACATCTGGACACACGATTGGTTCATTTGTGGCTTGCACGGGGCTAAACGAGCTGGTAAGACGGTAGTCAATAATGACACGTTTATTTCTGAACTGAAACGAGTTCGAAAAATCGCTGATAAACTCGGTATTGACGAACCAATGTATATTTTAGCTGGAACGTCGAGCACGTCTATTCAAAACAACATCTTGCAAGAACTATACAATAAGTATGGTTTTGAGCCAAAATACGACAAGCATGGTTCATTTACATTTTGCGGTGTCAAGGTTGTGCAGGTGTATACTGGTTCTATTTCTGGGCTCAAACGTGCTCGTGGTTTCACTGCGTTTGGTGCATACATCAACGAGGCATCGCTTGCTAATGAAGTTGTGTTCAAGGAAATCATCTCACGTTGTTCTGGTGAGGGTGCTCGAATCGTTTGGGATAGTAACCCAGATAACCCAAATCACTGGCTTAGACGTGATTACATTGGTAAGAACGATGGCAAGATTATCGATTTTAGCTTTAAGCTTGATGATAACACGTTTTTGAGTCCTCGTTATATAGCTTCTATTAAAGTTGCTACACCATCTGGCAAATTCTATGACAGAGACATCGATGGCAAGTGGACGGTAGCGGAAGGAGCTATATATAGCGATTATGACGCAAACGTTCATGAAGTCGATGAATTGCCTCGAATGGTTCGCTATTTTGGCGGTGTCGACTTTGGTTACGACCACTTCGGTTCGATTGTGATTATCGGTGAAACATCAGACGGCAAGCAGTATTTGCTCGATGGTGTTTCCGAGCAATATAGAGAGATTTCTTGGTGGACGGATAGAGCGAACGAGTTCAAAGCTAAATACGGTAACATTACTTTTTGGTGTGATTCGGCACGCCCTGAACACGTTATGCATTTACAAAATGCTAGACTTGACGCAAGGAATGCAAACAAAAACGTTATAGCTGGCATTGAATCAGTTGCTAAGCATTTCAAAGAAAAAACATTGTTTATCAAGCGAGGTGTGATTTCTCGCTTTTTTGATGAAATCTATCAATACAAATGGAAACCAAACAGCACGAAAGATGAGCCGTTAAAGGAATACGATGACGTGCTCGACTCGTTAAGATATGCAATATATTCAGACGAAGTAATAAGGAAACAAAAAAACAATGGCAACCAGTTCGATACACTTCGAGCTGGTTTTGGCTTGTAGAAAGGAATTAAATGGCTTATACAGAAACATTCGTTGACAGCACAGGTGGAACACATACGTTAAAGCCTCGCTTTCATAGGCAAGCAAGAATGCGCTATCGAGTGGAAAGCTTAGAGGAATTGTTTGCAGAAGACTTTAAACTTTTAAAACAATATATTAATCATCATCAAACAGTACAGCGCCCACGTATTCAAGAATTGCTTGATTATGCAGAGGGAAATAATCACACGATTTTGGAATCTGAGCGACGTAAAGACCAAGACATGGCAGACACGCGCGCTGTTCATAATTTTGGCGAGTATATTGCAACGTTTAAACAAGGCTATCTTGTCGGGAACCCTATTCAAGTTTCTTATGATGATTCAGACAATGAAAGTGTTGCCGAATTCTTAGACGAGATTTCAAAAGACAATAGTTTCCATCAACTGAACCGCTCACTTGTCCTTGACCTATCTAAAACAGGTCGTGCTTATGATTTAGTTTATCGCACGCAAGAAGACGAGACCAAGGCGGTTAAGCTAGATCCAACGTCGACTTTCGTAATCTACGACATGACGAAAGAGGAGAACAGTCTTGTTGGTGTTAGGTATTACGATAAAAACCAATTTTCAGATAGCCAAAAAATTATCGAGGTATACACACCAGATGAAGTTTTAATCATTGATTCATCTAAAGATTTTAAAGTTATCGATAGAACACCTTACTTTTTCGGAACAGTGCCGTTGACTGAATACCTAAACAGCTCGAACGGCATGGGTGATTATGAGTCTGTATTGTCTTTAATCGACTTGTACGACGCTTCACAGTCAGACACAGCAAATTATATGCAAGACTTGTCAGACGCGATTCTGGCTATTATAGGGCGTGTTAGCTTCCCATCTGATTGCGACACCGCTGAGAAACAAATCGAGTTTATGCGTAAAATGCGCAAAGCTCGCTTGTTGAACCTAGAACCGCCAGTAGACGCCAACGGAAATGAAGGCACCGTCGACGCTAAATACTTGTATAAGCAGTACGATGTCAACGGGACTGAAGCTTACAAGAACCGTGTCATTGACGACATCCATAAAATCACAAATACGCCAGATTTAAGCGATGATAATTTTTCTGGAACACAATCTGGAGAGGCGATGAAATGGAAAATTTTTGGTTTCGACCAAAAACGTGTCGACATGCAAGCGCTGTTTGAAAAATCACTGAAACGTCGTTACAAGTTGATTGCTCGAATCAGCGAGACTTTGAAAGAAATTCAAGATTTTGATTTGTCGAAAGTTCGCGTGACATTCGTTCCGAATTTGCCAGCGGATACTTCAAGCGTCGTTGCAAACGCTAAAAGCTTGTATGGCGTCGTTAGTGACGAAACAGTATACAGCATGCTGCAGTCAGCGACTGGTGTCGACGCTAAAACGGAAATGGAACGAATTCGAAATCAACAAGAAAATTCAAGCTTGCTGTCGGTTCAGTTAGAGAAAAATAGTCGTTTGTCCGACAATGATTTAAATGGAGGAGACGATGGTAAACGAGTACTGGAAGAAGAGGATTAAGGCAGAACAGCTAGCTAAAATCGAGCGTGACGCGTCTTTGGGTGATGAATTTAAGCGTCTGTACAATTATCATTACAAGGAAATTGAAAAGGAAATACAAGCCTTTTATAACCGCTACGCAGACAAGAACGCTTTGCCAATTGAAGAAGTGCGAAAACGAGTCGATGAAATGGACGTTAAAGCATTCGAAGAAAAAGCTAAACGTTACGTCGCAGAAAAGAACTTTTCTCAAGAGGCAAACAGAGAGCTTGGAATTTACAATCTCAAAATGAAAACGAATCGACTAGAGTTGCTGCAACGTCAACTTGATCTAGAGCTAATTGCTTTAGGCAACGATGAACAGAAACGCACCAAAGAGTTCATCACAGAAGATTATATGCACGAAATCAAAACGCAAGCTGGATTGCTTGGTAAGTCAGTACTGACCAAAAGCGAAATCACGCAAACAGCTAAAACGCTACTTAATACGCCTTTTAAAGGTGCGACGTGGTCAGAGAACATCTGGAAACGTCAAAATGCGCTGAGACAAGTTGTGGCAAGAATGACGGAAGATTACATCTTGAAAGGAAAAAATCCAACGACGTTTATTGGTCAGCTTAGACAAGAATTTGATGTTTCTGCCAGTCAAGCCAAACGTCTGGCAGTGACAGAAGGTGCAAGAGTGGCAACAGAAGCGCAAAAACAATCGTTGACAGCAAATGGTTATGACGAGTATGAGTACATAGCAGAACCCGGAGCATGTCCGCATTGTGCCGCTTTAAGCGGTAAGATTTACAAAGTCAAGGACATGATGCCTGGCGAAAACGCAGCGCCTATGCATCCGCATTGTAGATGTTCGGTTGCTGCTCATTACTCAAAAACTAAAGAAGAATATGAGGCTATGCTTGATAAGTCAAGGAATACGCCGCTAGGAGATAAGATAGATGACTTGTGAGATCAAAGATTTTCATGAAGAAAACAGAGAACGCATTGAGAAAAATAAGCGTGAGCTGGTGATTTTAAAAGCACGTTTAGCAAATTTAAGCGGGTACGCTGAACTGTTAGAACGAAAAATAGAAAGTTTACAAGCAGATTTACGTAAGGCTTTCTTACTTATCTGGTTAATGCTTATTTTGTTCTTTGGCGTTCTTTGTTTGTGAGGTTGATATGGTTAGTTTACTTGTGATTATTTTTAGCATGCTGCTACTGACAGTTTTAGCAATACCGCTTTACCTGATCGTGGTAATTCCTATTTGGTTCGTTGTAGGAATTGTTGAAGGCATTAAAAAGGCTTTAGAGAAAGATGAATAATAGTCGTATTTGATACGGCTTTTTTATTTTGGGGAACATAGCAAAGGGGTTAATGCGGCAGACTTTTAATCTGCAGGCGCAGGTTCGAATCCTGCTTTCCTCGTTGACTTGGCTAGTCGTTAAATAAGCCAAATAAACATCACTAGCGTGGCTTGTTTAAGCCCTGAATAGAATTACATTCAAGAGAGACTAGAGAGCGTGAGACGTCCGCCCTCGTGGCTCTATGAATGCGCTGGAAATTTAGGGCGGCACGAGACTAGCATGGGAGGAATTTAAAAATGGAAAAACAACAACTTTTAGCATTAAACGCTCGAAACTTGCAATTCTTTGCTGAAGGCGGCGAATCTGGTGGAGCAGACGCAGGCGGAAACGATAGCGGTTTGAACAACGACGCAGGAAATAATGACGCGCACGAAACAGACCCAGCGTTTGAAGGCCCTAAAACTCAATCAGAGCTCGACAGCATTATCAATAAGTCAAACCAAAAAGCTTTAGAGAATTACAAAAAAGGTGAAGCTCAACGCATTCAAGACGCGATTGCCGAAGCTCTTAAAAAAGAAAAAGACTACTCACAATTATCTGAAGAGGAACGTGCTAAACGTGAATTTGAAGACAGCAAGAAAGCTTTTGCTGAAGAAAAAGCTAAATTTGAGCATAACAAATTAGTCGTACAAGTTGAAAAAGATTTGGTTTCTAAAGGTTTACCAGCTGAATTTGCAGAATTGTTTGCTCTAGACACTGCCGAGAATTCTTTGAAAAAAGTAGGAGAGTTCGAAGCAGTCTTTAATCAAGCGGTAGCTGAAGCTGTTAAGGTTTCCTTGCGCCAAAAAGCACCCGGTATTGGTACTTCTAGCGTAAAACAAACAAATTATGGTGCTAGCTTGGCCCAACACGCTAATGCTAGCAGCAAGAAACTATTTTAAAAGGAGGGGCATGATATGCCAAAAACATTTTTCGGTAATACTGAAATTCTTCATAACACACCTTACGAAGCAATTTCAGTTTTAGTTGATAAAAAAACAACAGGAACAGTAGTTGAGAACGGTCGAACTGTTCTAAAAGCGGGAGCGATTCTCTCTGGGGACGGTGCTTCAGTTTTTGCAGACCGCACTAAAAAAGTTAAAGTCGAAACTAATCTGTCTGAAGCAACATATGTTGACGGAATCTTGCTTTATGATGTTGACGTCACAGACAAAGATGCAGTTGCTTCACTTGTTTATCGCGGGACTTTGCGCGAAGACAAAATCGGAGCAGGCACAGTAGACGCTAACGTTAAAGCAAAACTACCTCATATTCAATTTGTGAAAGGAGCTTAATAATATGCCATTAATTTACGATACAGTAACAGCCTCAAACCTTGCAGGTTATTGGAATGCACGTCAACAAGAAGTTGATGCAACTATTGGTGAGAAGTTTTTCCCAGCTCGCAAACAGCTCGGACTTAAGCTTGCACTTGTAAAAGGTTCTGCCGGTCTTCCAGTTGTTCTGAAACCATCTGCTTTTGACACTAAAGCAACACTTCGCGAACGCATGAACGTCACTCTTGACGAACAAGAAATGCCATTCTTTAAAGAATCATTGCTTGTTAAAGAACAAGATCGTCAACAATTGAATGTTATCGCTCAGACTGGTAACCAAGCGCTTGTCGACACAATTGTTTCTGGTATTTTTGACGACAATGCAGCATTACTAGCTGGTGCTCACGCGCGACTCGAAGCTATGCGCATGCAAGTTCTTGCCACTGGTAAAATCGGCGTTATCTCTAACGGCGTAGCGCAAGACTTTGATTATCATGTAGATCCAGCGCACAAAGGAACAACCAAAACAGCTTGGACAGACCTAGCAACATCAACACCGCTTGCAGATATTGAAGCTGCAGTCAGCGCTTTGGCAGAACTTGGTTCAACTGCAGAAGTGATTATTCTTAACTCAAAAACTTTGAGTCAAATTAAAAACGCAAAAAGTACTCTAGCTTTGATTAAACCGACTGCACCAGACGCAGCAGCGGTTAAAAAATCAGAGCTTTTTGATTATCTTGAAAGTGAACTTGGTTTGACAGTGGTTGTTAAAAACCAAACTTACAAAGACGCTGACGGCGTTGTTAAAAAATACTACCCAGACGGGCACATCACTCTTGCGCCTAACGCAGAACTTGGTGAAACAGTCTTTGGTACTACACCAGAAGAAAGCGACCTTATTGGTGGTAGCGTAACAAACGCTAAAGTCGAAATCGTCGACACTGGTATTGCAGTAACAACAACTACTAAAACAGACCCAGTAAACGTTGAAACTAAAGTCTCAATGATTGCACTTCCATCATTTAAAAACCTCGATGACGTTTACATGCTGACAACAGTGCCAGCACTCTAATTGTGAGGTGATAACATGGCAAAAGTTATCGCAGGTTTTCGAGACAAACTCACTGACGTAATCTACCCAGCAGGGTCTGAATACGTTGGTGAACGTGTCGAAGAGTTAACAAAGGCAGGTTTTTTGAAAAAAGAAACCAAAGCTAAACCTAAAAAGAAAGCTGAATAGAGGTGCTTATGGCTGATTTTGAAGACACAGTTTTGAACAATGTTAAAGAGGACTTAGATATAAGTGACGATGTGCAAGACAGAGTATTAAAACGATTGATTTCAAAAGTCTGTGACCATTTCAAATTGGCTTACAGTACTGATGTTATCGAAGATAAATTTAGTTTTATTATCGAAGATTGCACAATTAAACGTTTCAACCGCAGAGGAGCTGAAGGAGCTAGCTCTGAAACGATTGAAGGACATTCAGTATCTTATGAAGACATCAAATACGAGTTCTTGCCTTATGATGACCTTTTACAAAAGGAATTCTCGACAGGTAAGGCGAAGAACGGAAAGGTGTTTGTATTATGAGAGAGGCAAATAGAGCAACGCTTGTTTTAAAGGGGAGCAAGCCAGCTTACAACCCAGAAACAGGCAAAATGGACAATGGGACGGCACAAGAAGTTGTCGTTCCTTGTTTTGTGTCTGAAATGGGACTGGAACTTAAAAATCAACTTTTGAACAATAAACTAAATGTTGACGCTTGGATTATGCGAGTTAATAAGCCGATTGCTGGCTCTGTAGAGAGCGTAAAGCTACACGAAAAGAAATACTACATCATCAATCGCAAAACGTTTTACAAGCGACGTGAGGCTATCTATTTGAGTGAGGTTAATCACGAATGAGTGTTACTTTTAGCGGTGATAAAGAGCTATTAAATGCTCTTGAAAAAATGGCTCGCACAGAGGTTTACAAAGAGGTTGTTAAGAAAAATGGTGCAGCACTTCAAAGGACAGCTCAACGCAAAGCTGTGTTTAAAAAAGGGTATTCGACTGGAGCGACTAAGCGTTCCATCAAGCTTGATTTAGCAAGTAATGGCTTGCGTGCGGTAGTTAAAGCTAATACCGACTATTCTGGCTACCTTGAAGTCGGAACTCGAAAAATGGAAGCTCAACCATTTATGCAACCAGCTTTTAACGAAATACAACCAAAATTTATTGACGATTTAAGGAGAGCAGGCATTGTCAAATAAACAACCAGACCAAGAAATACACGACGAATTAATTAAACGGTCTATTGCTCTAGGTTTGCCAGCATTTCCATTTCTGCCAGACGATAACGAGCCTTATCCGTTCATGGTCGTGGCTTATACGCAGATTATCCCACAGCCAACCAAGACTAGACTGATTGGTGAAGTCGCAGTTCAGTGTGATGTTTGGGGGACTGCAGATGACAGGAAACTTGTTTCTGATTGGGTTGGCAAACTTATGGAAGAGTTCAGCAACATTAAAAAAATAGGCAGTAGGCAATGGTTTATGGAATATGAAAGTTCCAGCCAAATTATCAAAGACGATTCAACTCCAGAACTGCTATATCACGGCATTTTGGATTTGAAATTTAAATTTATTTAAAGGAGGAATATACAAACATGGCCAATCGTGGTAAAGATAAAATCTTGATGTTCCGAAAATTAGGGGATAAAAAAGCAGCGGCTAAGCTAGCTTTGCAAACAGAACACAAATGGAAATACGAGCGCAAGAGCGATTCAACCGCTACTAAAGACGGCTCAATCATTTCAGACAAAGGATTGGAAGTCAATCTTTCAATCGAAGCGGTGGCGACACGAGACGAACTAAACTTGATGTTGAAAGATTCAGTAGTCAACGGCTACAAGCTCGAAGTATGGGAAATTGACCTCGCAGGCGTTAAGCAAGGGAATAAATACCCAGCGCTTTATGCTCAAGGTTCGCTTAACTCTTGGGAAGTGCCAGCAAACGTCGAAGAACTTGAAGCAGTCTCAACAGAAATGGCAATTGAAGGGAAACCAGTTGACGGTTATGCGACACTTTCAGATGCGCAAATTGCAGAAATCAATTACGTATTTACTGACACTATTGAAATCGTTGGCAAATAATTATTAGGAGTTAGGGGCTAAACAGCCCCTTATTTTTTAGGTAAGGAGTACAAATATAATGAAATCACTTGAAATCAATGGCAAAGAATATGATTTGCATTTTGGTATTGACTTTATCCGTGAAATGGATAAACGTTACCAAATCACAAACGAGGCAGGGGCTACTTTTGGCATGGGTTTGTCTAGCGCTGTCATTTACATCCAAGACAAGAACCCAGTTATTTTGGCAGATATTATTTTGTCAGCAACACATACATTGAAACAGATTCCACGCTTGGCAGATATTGAGGCATGGCTCGAAAGTCAAGAAGACTTGGATAAAGTGTTTGATGATTTTTTATCAGCATTAGCAACTGCACCGTTGACGAAATCAAAAGTCAAAGAGATGTTAACAGCGGTAGCGGAAGCTTAAGCAACAAAACAACGTTAGCAAATAGCAGCAAGGAAGTATACGAAGACATGCTTGCCTCTGCTATTGGTTTATACGGCGTTAGCTCACTAACTGAAGCCAAACGCATGACCATCGAAGAGTTTAACGTGCGCAAGCGGGGCTACTTAATGCGACGATTGGATAGAGAGCGTGAGTTATATTTGCAAGCCTACCTGAACAGATTAATCAAAGCCACGGATAAGAGTGGCAAGCAATACGTGTATGCCAAGTTTGAAGATTTTTACAACGAGGCAAGACAACGAAATGCCGTGCTCGGAAACGGTCACGGAAACGTGGTAAATAGTGATTTAGTAGCAATCGCCAAACGCCGTCAAAAATATCTAAAAAAGGAGGTAGCAGATAATGGCAAGTAACTCTTATACTGTCGAGGCAGTCCTTAAAGCGGACACGTCCAATTTTACAAGCAACTTAGACAGGGCTAGCAGTTCTTTTAAGACGTTTACCAGCAACGCAAAAGACAAACTTGGCGCGATAAGCGATAACTTTGAAAAAGTCGGAAACTCGATGACCAAGAAACTAACCGTGCCGATAATGGCAGGACTAGGAGCTTCGGTTAAAACGTTTACGACTTTCGATGATTCAATGCGCAAGGTCGCAGCGACGTCTGGCATAGCGGCTGATTCATCTAGTAAAGCTTACATGCAAATGCGCAAGCAAGCGCAAGACTTGGGAGCGACAACGCGATACAGCGCCTCTGAAGTTGCTGAAGGTATGAACTATATGGCGATGGCTGGTTGGAGTGCTGAACAAACTATGGCGGGTATTCCTGCTGTCTTAGATTTAGCGGCTGCCTCTGGTGAAAATCTCGGCACAACTTCTGATATTGTAACTGATGCCATGACTGCATTTGGTATGCAAGCCGAACAAGCGGGCGAATTCGCTGACATTTTAGCAGCGGCAAGTTCAAATGCCAACACTAATGTTTCAATGCTTGGTGACACTTTTAAATATGTGGCACCAGTAGCTGGTTCACTTGGATTCAACGCAAAAGATACCGCTATTGCTATTGGATTGATGGCAAACAGTGGTATTAAAGGTTCTCAAGCTGGTACTGCTTTGCGCGCTGGTTTGGTTAACTTAGTTAACCCTTCAGAAGCTGCGCAAAAAGCTATGGATTCATTAGGTATTTCTGTAACAGATAGTGAAGGGAATATGAAGAGTTTCCGAACTATCATGGGCGATTTACGTGAAAAAATGGGTGGTCTTTCAGAAAGCCAAAAAGCCTCAGCTGCAGCGACCATCTTCGGTAAGGAAGCCATGTCTGGTTGGTTAGCAATTATCAACTCATCAGACAAAGATTTTAACAAGCTAACTAATGCTATTGATAATTCTCAAGGTGCCACTAAACGAATGGTTAACACCATGGAGGGTGGCATAGGTGGTTCATTCCGTAACTTAAAATCTGCCGTTGAAGGTCTTGGTATTGCGTTAGGCGAACGCTTAGCACCATACATTCAAAAAGCTGCTAAGTACATCACTGATTTAGCTCAAAAGTTTAAGGCTTTATCCCCAGCTCAGCAAGACACGATCATTAAAATTGCCTTGGTTGTCGCTGCGATTGGGCCTTTGATACTTGCTATCGGTAAAGTTCTTAATAATATAAAAAGGGTAATTACAGTAGTTCAATTCTTGGCTAGCCCATTCGGCATTGCCGTGGTTGCTATTACTGCTGCAGTAGCGGCATTTATTTACTTTTACACGCACTCTGAGAAGTTCAGAACAACTGTTAATAATGCTATTAAAAGTGTTATTAAAGCGTGGAATAGTCTAAAAGCGGCGTGGAGCACAGCAAGTGAATGGGTGAGCGGTGTTTGGAACGGAATGAGAGAGGTCATCAGCAATGCAATCGAACGTATTAAAACTACGTGGAGTGGCATTAAAGAGAACTTTATGAACGCCTGGAACGGCATTACTGAATGGTTCTCTAATCTCTGGAATGGAATTAAGCAAGCACCGTCAAATGCTGTGGAGAGCATTAAACATATGTGGTCTAACGTCAAAGATTTCTTTGCAAATCTTTGGAACGGAATCACGCAAATTTTTAGCACAGTTTGGCAAACGATTCAAGCTACTGTATTACCTATTATTCAACCGTTTATCGACATCATGCTTAATTACTGGCGAAACTTATCAACGGCGTTCTCTCAAATCTGGGACGGTGTTAAGCAAGTTTTCCAAGGCGCGTGGGAAATGATTAAAGCTATCGTCATGGGCCCAGTGTTAATTATTTGTGATCTAATCACAGGTAATTTTAGCAAGGTCGGTTCAGACTTACAGTTGATTTGGCAAAGTATCACAGCAGGCGTAAGCATGGCGTGGAATGGCCTTCTCGGAATCCTTTCAGGAATTTGGAACGCTATTCTTGCTGCAGGCCAAGTAACATGGCAAATGCTGTCAACGGCTGTAGTAACCATCGTTAATGGTCTTGTTTCTGGCGTTGTTGGCTTGTGGAACGGTCTACAAAGTGCTGTAGTTTCGATTGCTAACGCGATTAAAAACGGAGCTGTTTCTGCTTGGAACGGTTTAACTAGCGGCGTTTCTAGTCTTGTTTCTAGCCTTGTCGGTACAGTCACTGGCTTATGGAATGGATTACGCAGCAGTGTCATAAGCATAGCTCGAGGGCTTGTTTCTGGCGCAATTGGTGCGTTTAACGGACTAGTTAGTGGTGTTAGCTCGATTGTTAGCTCTGTTCGAGGCGTTTTAAATGGTCTTGCTAACATCAATTTGGCTGGTGCAGGTCAAGCTATCATGAATGGCTTTTTGGGCGGTTTAAAATCGGCTTGGGGCGCTGTTCAAAACTTTGTCGGTGGTATGGCAGATTGGATTCGTGCTCACAAAGGGCCTATTAGCTATGACCGAGTACTTTTAAGACCAGCAGGTCAAGCTATTATGCAAGGTTTGAACGAAGGCTTAAACTGTATGTTTGGACAAGTTCAAAACACTGTGCGAAATGTAACAGCAATCTTCGAGGACTTCAATCCTACTCAGACGGTTACGCTTGGTGTCGAAAGTAACATGAAGGCAATCACTGACAATATTCAAGATTTCCAATCACAGTTGCGTAGCAATATTGCTGATTTTAACGCGCAAATCGCTGACATGATGACTGATAAATACAGCTATCAGTTTGAATATGGTAAGTACTCAAACAACATCGAAGTCACTTACAAGAACCAAGAGGGCGAAAAACTGGAAGTTATCAAAGAAGCTTTAGCTACTGTTCGTAGCGCTGTGTCTCGTGACACTGTTCTTAACATCGACGGACGAGAGTTTGCAAGGGCGACTGGAGATGACATCAATGGTTACTTAGCTAACAAACAAAACATTGAAAATTTAGTGAGGGGGCTTAAATAATGCCATTTACATATAACGGCGTTGATTTAACGCCTTTTTTAAGTTTTATAAAAGCAAAACGCACGATTGGTAACGAGCGCAAGTTGACAACAGAGGACATCCTCGGGACTGGGGAAGAACTACAAGAGGTCACTTTCGGTGCGAAAACTATCGAGGTGACCGTTTCACTTGCGTCTCGTGAAATCGCTGGTAGTCGTTTTATTGACACGACAGAGTATTTGACCGTTGGTTCCGAAGAATTAAATGAACTTCGAGACCAGATTGCGAGAGTTTTAAATACTAGAGAAACACACGAGCTAGTGTTGCCAGACGAGCCAAATCGCTATTACAATGCTATTCCAACTGGTGACGTTGAACTTGAAGGTATTTCTAATTGGTATGACGAAACAACAATCAAGTTCTTTGTTCCGGACGGCGTGGCGCACATTTCTGCCACTCGCTCATTCAACTTCGTTAAAAACGACTTTGGCGTTTACGAGGCAGAAATCGTTAATGACGGCAGTGAAGATGCATACGTCAATTACAAAATCAAGCTTAAAAAAGAATCTGGCTACGTCGGCATTGTTAGCGAGTATGGTGCTATGCAGTTCGGTAAGTATGATGAATCAGATGGTTACATGGACAAAAAGAATGTGACCGTTTTAAGCAACCAAAAAGGCGACTTTGCCAATTGGACTGATGGCACAATTAATTACGAAAACACTCGAAAAATCATTACAACTCAAATGAGCGCTGATACTTCGTTCGGCGGCCGTCTTGGTTTATTGCCAAGTTCTTTTAAAACAAGCGGAACATCTGGTGCCCTACAGTATGGGGCGGTTAAGGAATACACGCTAAGCGATCCTATTTCTCAATGGTATATATGGGCTAGAGCTTGGTTTGAAACTGGATTGATGGGGCAAACTGGCGCTTGGTGTTTAACGGTGCTAGATGAAAGTAATCATTTAATCGCTGGCATGGCAATTGAGAAAGACGACACAGTTGGTAATACTGCAAATGTTCGCTTCTTAATGGGTGACGGTTCGGGTGGTAGCCGTACGGTTAAGACGATTCCGTTTACACCTTCGTACTGGATTCCACCTAACCCGTACGGTTCAGAGGGACGTGCTACGAACTCGAATATGTTTGATTTAGTCAAAGAGAAAGACCGTGTGCAGTTCTTCTGGTATGGTGGCTATTATCCGTATTACGATTCTCGTTTGGCGAATGTCAAAGCGAAGAAAATTCAGTTTTTCGTTGGGCAGTACGCAGGGCGAAACACAACGGATAGATTAGTAACACATCACTATTTAAATGATTTTAGTTTTTATCAATTGCATGTTGATTATTGGAAAGACGTGCCAAATCGCTATCCAAGCGGTTCAACGATTGCTATTGACGGTGAAAAAGGACAAATCAAAGTCAACAATCAAATTCGTTTAGATGACGAAATTCTTGGTACAACTTATTTTAAAGTGCCACCAGGAAAAACAAAGGTGCAGTTAATGCTTTCTAGCTTTGCGGAAATCACTTCTGCCACAGCAACAATACAGGAGGTTTACATTTGAACAAGAACAATGTACGTATTGCAGTTCGTGATTCAACAGACAGCCATAATGTGGCTTTTTTTGATAACAAAGCAGGAATCAAATATAAGAGCGCTAATTTGCACCGCTTCTTAGCAGGTTCAGCAAGTATTTTAACGATTAAGTACAACTCAAAAGACATTGACAGTATTCGTTCTGGCTGTAAGCTAGTCTTTCGCTATAAGAATCGTGACTACTGGCTTAATGTCATGAGCTTTGAAAAGAAAGGTTTTGAAGTCGAATTGACCGCTTATTCGCTTGGCCTTGAATTGAATAATGAAACTCGTGGCGAACATAAACCAGCGAATGCTATGTCAATTGCTGAATATGTGGCTTATTACGACCCAGAACACGCTTTAACAATCGGCGTTAACGAAGTATCTGACAAGCGAATCAAATTGGAATGGACGGGCACAGACACGATTCTTGCACGTCTTTTTTCTGTTGCGAACAGTTTTGGCGCAGAACTTGATTTCAACGTTGAACTCAATGACGATTACTCACTTAAACGTCAAGTGTTGAATATCTATAAGAAAGGTAATCTTGGCACGAACAAGCTCAGCCAACCTGTACGAGTCGGAAAAGAACTTAAAGTCATCAACTACAGCGACAATATTAAAGAGTTAAGAACCGCAGTTCGAGCAACTGGTAAAGATGGTTTAACAATTGACGGCTTAAACAAGAAAATCTATGACAGTAATAAGCAATTGCTCTATTACTCAAGTGGTATGACAGTCTATGCGCCACAATCTCGTGACCGCTTTCCATCTGTTGGCAAAGGCTCAAATGACAACTGGATTGTTAAAGATTTAGGCGAAACACAATATGAGACCAAAGAAGCTCTTTGGGGTTATATGTATGGAGAAATCCAAAAAATATCTGTGCCAGAAATCACCTACGAAGTTGAAGGAGCTATAGATGCTGGTATCGGCGACACGCAAACATTGATTGATGATATTCACTTTGAACCAGCGTTATATGTGCAGGCTCGGGTTTCTGAACTTGAAGATGACATCTTGACAGGCAAAGTGACAAACTCCACATTTATCAACTTTGAACGTAAATACAGTCAGATTTCGGATAAAATATTGCACCAAATGGAAGAACTGATAAACCAGAACTTGCCATACAAAATAGCTTTAACGACTGACAATGGTTTGACTTTCCGAAATAATTTCGGTGAATCTACCGTAACACCTAAACTAATGAAAGGCGAAAAAGAAGTTAGTGGCGTAAGTTGGAATTGGAATTTTAAAGAAACCACAACGACAGCAAATACTTTTACCGTTAAAGCATCGACCGTTAAAGTCTCTGAAATGTTAACAGTAACAGCATTGATTAATAATCAAGTCATTATTTCGGAAACTATTCAATTCTCTAATATCATGGATGACGGACAATTAAATATTGATGAGGGGGAAATACTCCAATACCCACTATATACTTCGTTAGCCCATGAAAATGGAGCGGTTAGACCAGAAATTTTTGGTAGCACTATTCAGAAAAATGGAAGGACATTCTATACTCCGCTTGAAATTGTAAGCTCACACTATCCAATGTATGATAGAGCTGTTTCAATTGATAGTCTCGAAACTTTACAAACTAAAGCAAAAGAATGGTCAGATGGTTATTTTGATTTCTTACAACACAATACTAGTGATGTAGAGCCAATTGCAATTAATGGCATGGGATTAGTAGGGGCTTCTTATATTACAGATGACCCTCACACGTCATATACACCCCCTACTACAGGAACGTCAGAAGGTCAGTTGTTAGTATTGCGAGGACTATTAAATCAATACTTAGCAACCAAAGACACGAAATGGAAAACACTCGCTGAAAAAGTAACAGATGGATTATTAAATTATTATTATCCAACTGCCACAATCCCAACAACAGCTGACCCAAGCTGGATTCCTCATTGGTTAGTGAACGTTACAGCGCCATTTGCTTCTCGTGAATATTTCACCAACGGCGAAGCTACGTTCTCAAATGGTGTTGCTACTGTCGATTATAACAAAGTCTTTAGAATATATTCTGCCCGTTCTACAGATTCTACTTTGGAATACACTTGGTCGCCTACAGCACCAATTGTTGGAACCGAGTATGAAATTGAAAGTACGACTGTATCATATGGTAATTCAAGCGCAACAATCACTTTGAAAGATAAGACGTTTTCTGGTGATGCTCTTATAGTGTATTCTTCTGAAACAGGACCTATAATTCAAATCGGTGATAAATGCGAAGCGTATCCCGTTTGGCGACCACTTAACGATGGCGAGATTGCCTGTGCGGTTGATACTTTGCCGTGGGCGTTGGATTGTTTTAAATTATGGTACGAAATCACTGAAGATGAAAAATGGCAACGAGCGATTGCATCGACTAAAGCTGCAATCAAGAATGTTTCATCTGTAACTAACACCATTTACTATCTAAAAGCTGGCGAAGACGGCGAAGAAGTCTTAAAAAATGGTGTTACTAGCTATTCAGAACGTTCGCCTAAAGAAACATATACTAATAGTGATGGCGCTATTTTAATTGACTATTCAGCGGTAGAATCTAAAGCTGAAGGAAGCGTCGGAACATGGGTTGGCAATAAAGTAGCTCTTAACAATGACAAGTGGATAGAAGCGAAACTTTGGTCTAACAAATCCGCTAAAATGACAATAAAAATCGATGAAGAAGAAACGTATGACGCCAGCAGACGTTGGAAATGTGATTTCTATACTGACGGAAAAGGAAGTGGTAACCCTCAAACATTAAGCTTTAAGCATGGTGATTTCTATAAAGATGACAACATCTTATGGGGTTTACATTACGGACACGACGCCAATAGTTCAGCCATCACTAGCTCCAACAGTACAGTAACTACAAGCGAAACAATAGTGAACCAGAAGAAAGTCACAGAATTCGTTTTCCATAGAGGAGACGAAGGCGGTTGGCTTGGCTGGGCACAAAGTATGCTATCAATTTGGGGGGTGAAATTACCGTTTGATATTAAATATAAAACAAGCTCTAGAATTGCTTTTCGTGTTAATGATTCAGCGGGGATGGCGTGGAGCTACGAATTACCTAAAACGGACGGGGAATTCAAGACAATCACCTTAACAGAAGAACTAGTAGCAAACGGTGGGACAATGGCAAGCGGCGCTTACCAATCATTAATCCTTGAAGCAATTGACGAGAATGCAAGTATGCAAATTGAATATTTCGGAGCACTTGAATTCTTAGACAAGTATTATTACACATCTATTCATTTAGCTTATAGCGAAACAGAAGCTTTACAGATTGGTCTTGATTACATTAAACCAGCGCCATCGCGAAATCCGTTGCCATATGCGCCGTACATTATGCCATTTGATATGCACTATATCAATTATGAATTATCTAATTTACGTGGTGCAATCTACACAGGTTATCAAGTACCTTGGATTTATCAAGAAGGAATCTTTGATAATTCTACGACAGCGTTAACTACTAACTTACGGTTCCTTAGTGATTCACAAGATGCTTTCGAAGAATTGACGGGACATAGAGGATTCTTTGCCCCTATTTTCTGGTGGGATTACCTGGACGATGCAAGTGGTCATGAGCCGAACACGTTTGGTATAGAAGGTAACTGGGGGATAGTTTGGGGCGGTTTCCAATATCGTACAATAAGCGACGTTGCAAGAGTGTTCGAGAACGATGCTTCTAATCAACTTGCGCACGATATTTCAATTCGCTTTTTTAAGGGAGTGAAACAGTATTGGACTAACACGATGACAGATTTCCCGACTGTCTTTATTGAAAATCACGAACCTTATAATGACCAAAGAGACCCTCATATGGTAACTAATCTTATGCGAGCGCTTATCTACACATTGAAGTGTACTTTGCTAACGGACGAAGAGCTTGAACTGGTGAAAGACCTATTAGAGAAATGTGTTAACTATCTCGTTTTTCAATGGATTGAAACAAACGGATTTAGCAATTCTCTTTTGGAAGGTACATGGTCTCCAAACTTAACAGATAAAACTTGGTACGAATACTGGGGCGGTGATATTTTAGATGCTCTTGCTTTGCTGCAAACTGCGAATTTACAAACGGTATCATCAGCATTTGCTTACACTTATGACACAACAGTCAATAAAACTTACAAGTTTAAATTAGCTAATGTCAGTCGTTTGGAAAGCGACGACCATCTTTACTTGGATAGTAGTGATAGTTTATGGAAAATTAATCGAAGTTCGACTGGGACGGTTGAAGTCTTAGATGAACAAAATCAATATAAGATGAACCATATTAAAACTTTTGGCGGAGGTACTTACCTTTATTTAATTACAGATAAAGACGTAACTCCACAAATGAAAGGTGTTTTCAAGAGTGCACAGTGGTATAGCAATTACTGCTTAGAAGAACAGCTTAACGAGCAAAGCGTTTTAACACAAAGTGTTCAAACAACTTTATTGAATCTTATACAAGAATTACAAGACAAAGGGATTTTAACAAATAATTAGAAAGGGTGCATATGTGGAAACCAGAGACAATTAGCGTCGTCTTGTCTTGCGTTGTTTCGTTTCTCGGAATCTTTGCTTTTTTTCAAGGTCGTATGACCTCAACAGAAAAACGCTTAACGATTCTTGAAGAGAAGAATAAACAACAAGATAAAGAACTAACAGAAATCAAAGTTAGATTGGATAATCACGACTTGCAAATGCAAGTGCTTATCCAAATGACAGAGCAAATTAAAAATTTATCAGAAAAAGTCGAAAAAATCGATACTAAATTGGAGGAATTATCATGATTAATTGGAAATTACGTTTTAAAAACAAAGCTACACTTATTGCTATTGCTAGTACAGTGATTTTGTTAGCACAACAATTGGGCTTGAAACTACCAGATAACATCGAGGACGTGGTCAATACTGTTTTGACTTTGCTTGTATTGCTGGGAGTGGTCAATGACCCAACAACTGAAGGAATTAGCGATAGTCCGAAGGCATTAACGTATACAGAACCTAAAAAAGGATTAGGTGAATCAAATGAAAAAGAATGATTATTTTATCGACGTGTCAAGCTATCAATCGGCAGATTTAACAGCTATTTGCCAAGCTGCAGGCACACGTAAGACGATTATTAAAGTGAGCGAAGGAACAGGTTATCTTTCGCCCAATCGTTTTAAACAGACGGAAACCAGCGAGCCTGTTGGATACTACCACTTTGCCCGTTTTGGTGGCAACGTCAGTCAAGCAGTAGCAGAAGCGAATTATTTCTTAGCAAATATTCCCACAAAAGTGCCGTACCTCGTATGTGATTATGAGGACGGCGCTAGCACGTCAAAACAAGCCAATACAGACGCTATTTTGGCATTCATGGATAAATGCGCACAAGCTGGTTACAAGCCAATCTATTACAGCTACAAGCCTTACATGCTGGCAAATGTAGACTATACGCAAATCATTGCTAAGTATCCAAACAGCTTATGGATTGCGGCTTATCCTAACTATAATGTGACCCCTGACCCTGTTTGGTCTATTTTCCCGTCAATGGACGGCATTCGTTGGTGGCAATTTACTTCCACGGGTATTGCTGGAGGGCTTGATAAAAATGTTGTATTGCTAGATGACGAGCAAACAGCGTCATCAACAGAAAAGAAAGAAGAAATTTCGGAGGAGGAAGAAGATATGTTAAATTTTGTAATGCGTTCTAAAACAGGTAAACAAGGTTATGTAGGTTGTGTCAATGGTGCCATCTTTGGTATCGGAGATATCGGTACAGTGACAGCTTTGCAAGAAGCAGGTTGTAAACATCTAGTGTTAGATGATGGTGATTTTGACCGCTTAATCAACTCACAAAAACTTGACGATGAGCAACGCAACAAAGTGTTACAAGTAGCGCTTGAAAACGTGGCTAACACAATCAAAAATAAATAACATTACAGCACCGCTCAGATTTGTATCTGGGCGGCTTTTTTTGGTATAATATAAGTAAGCTAACTGTTTGTGTATTCTGTTAGCAACTTTTTTCATGTTTTTATTGTAATTTTTTGGATGCCCTCGCTTTTTGCGGGGGGGTTTTGTTTTGTAAAAGGCCATGTTAAACAAAATGGTTGTTAATGTATTTATTCCTCAAAATAGGCTATAATATAAGTATAGATTGCTTAAATATTATACTTGAAAAAGGATTTGTTAGTGGTATTGTAGAAAGTGATGAGACATACTTTAGAGTGTCATATAAGGGTAATCATAGCAAAGGAACTAATTTTGTTTTACCTAGAAAACCTCATAAGAGAGGTGGTCAAAAGCAAGGTAAAAGTAGTGGAGATAAACTAAGAGGTATCTCTAATGAAAAAGTATGCGTAGGTATTTGTATAGATAGAAAAGGAAATGTAATATCTGAGAAATTATGTACTGGTAGAGTTAAGTTTTCTCAATTAAAAGATTTCTTTAATAATAAGATAGGAGAAGGCTCTACTCTTTGTGTAGATAGTCATTATTCTTATATGAAGATACCAACTGTCTTTAATGTCACTCTTAAAAGGATAGAAAGTGGTAAATACAAAGATGGAATATATCATATTCAACACGCAAATAGTTATCATAGCAGATTGAAGGGGTGGATTAGAGATTTTAATGGTGTTGCGACCAAGTATTTGCAGAATTACCTTACATGGTTCAGATGGTGTGAAATAACTAAGAAAGAGAAAGATATTTCAAAGATAAAAGAATTATTTATAAACTTAGTTACAACTGAAAATTACTCTACTATAAATACTATAAAAAATAGATACATTGAACTAAGTTAAAAGAATATATTTTAATTAGGCTATATTAGTTAAATTCGTAATAAAATTGATAAAACCATTTTACAATTGGAAAATAATTGAATATTTCATATAATGTAATTAAGTTCACAATTGTTATATATTGCGAATAATTAATAATAAATGATAATATCAAATATATATGATATTAAGGAGATACAAGTTGAGATGATAAGAAGTATAGAAAATAAAGATATAGATAAAATAATGAATATATGGTTAAGGAGCACTATAAAAGCTCATGATTTTATACAAAAAGAATATTGGGAGAAAAACTATAATATTGTAAAGGATATATATATACCTATGGCAGAAACTTTTGTATTTGAAGATGAAGAATGCATAAAAGGTTTCATAAGTATAATAAATAATAAATTCATAGGAGCTTTATTTGTAGATATAGATTTTCAAAATAGTGGTATAGGTAAAAAATTAATAAATCATGTAACTGATAGATATAAAAATCTAAATTTAGCAGTATATAAAGAAAATAAAAAATCAGTAGATTTTTATATAAACAGAGGATTTAAAATAACAAAAGAACAGATAAATGAAGATTCAGGACATAATGAATATATAATGCAAAAAAATTAAATTTATATAATTTACTTTTACAATCTTAATATAATACGAACTAATAATAAAAATGACTGGTTCATATTGCCAGTCATTTTTATTATTTATATTTAACAACCAAATAGTTTAACATAGCCTTGTAAAAAAGTAATAATGGTGTAGAATAGAAATTGGATTCGTAGTAATACGAACACATAATTGAAGCACATTATGTGGCTTGGCAGAGCTTAAAAACTGTTCCTCGGCGATAAGCCTAAGAAGCACAATGAGGAGTTAGAAAAGCCGTTCTTATCTAATCGTTGACCCCGTTGGAGGATCATCCAGCCGTGCTTTTTTTATTTTGTAGAGCTAGCGTGAGCTAGTCCTTTTTTATTTGCGTTAAAAATAAAAACATGCTATGGTATACACACTAAGGATAAGGGATGATATATATATGTCAATGGAAGAACTAGCTAACCACGTAATCGCCGTATCGCAAGAAAATAACTTGTCTGTATCTAATTTGGAACTACAAAAAATTTTATACTTCACATTAAGAAACTCTAGAAACGTTTTAGACGAAGAAGAAATTAAAGATACTTACGATGAACCCTTTCTAGCTTGGCCATATGGACCAGTAGCACAAAGGCGCAGTCATCAATTGGAATATCTTTATATTGATACATTTAAAACATATTTCTGAATGTTGGGTGAACGTTGAAGGTAACCAGTCCTGTCTAGTCATTAAAACTCTTAGGAAGTTGTGAGGTAGCTCTTCATGGCTCAGACCTAAGACGACTATCAGCTAATAAGTTGCATATATTTGAAGCAGAGCGAAGGCTCATTTAGTTAGTTGTTTTAAATTTGTGATAAATCCGTACTCCTGAGGGGGTATGTGATGGAGAGCTAACAAAGGTTAGCTCTTTTTTATTTTCCAAGTAAATTCCCAAATACCAACAAAGCTCATAATATCAACGTTTTTTTATTTTCCGTTATAACCACAAAAATAAGAAAAGTCCGCTTTAACGAACTAAAAATAAAAAAGTTTATAAAAAGTGTTGACAATATATATTACATGTACTATAATATACTTGTAAGATAAATAAAGAACAAAAGAGGTATTTAAAATGAGAATTACAAATAAATCAGAACTTTTCAAAGCAGCGTGGAAAATGTTTAAAGCTAACAAAATCACTTTTTCAGAAGCATTAAAAAATGTGTGGAACATTTACAAAACATTTCTACGTAACGAAGCACACAAAACTGAAAAAGTTTCAAAAGAAGATAAAGAGCTTGCGAAAGCAATGTCATGGGCACGTATGAAAGTCGCTAAAACGATCACAGCTTGGAACTTTGACGAGTGGAAAGCATTCGCTAACGAACACAAAACAGAAGGAACAATTTGGCAACTAGCTGCTAAATTCGCACGTATTCAAGACAGCGAATTTTATTCTTTTTGCTAACGAGCAGTAAATATGAAAGATTTAATTGGTAAAAGATACGGAAGATTAATTGTTGTCAAAAAAACAGGTAAAAAAGCACGCGGCAAAGAAAATGTTTATCTATGTAAATGCGATTGTGGTAACACAGTCGAAGTACGTTCTGGCTTATTAAGCCAAGGACGAAAAAAATCGTGTGGTTGCCTTTACAGAGACACAAGAATTTCGAACATGGATAGATTGAACAAAGCCAAAAAATATGTTGACGGCATTCATGTTGGGGCTTTTGATGGACGTTTTAATAAAAATAATACGTCTGGCTTCAAAGGTGTTTCGAAACACAACGGCGGATATAGAGCAAAAATAACTGTAAAAGGTCATACATACTACGGAAAAACTAGATCAACAAAAGAAGAAGCATATAAAGACCGTTTAAAATTCGAAGAAGAGCTGTTGCCAAAAAGAAAGGGAAAATAATGACAGAACAACTAACCGCCCAGCAAAGAGCTACGAAGAAATGGAACGAAAAGAATAAAGAACGTCGCAATTATTTAAGCAAGCGTTCAGCAGCTCGAAGCTTTATTCGCAATAATGCGACAAAGGAAGATTTGCTAGAACTAAAAGAATTAATCGAAGAAAATTTAAAAAAACATTGTAAAAATGCTTGACAACATATAATACATGTACTATAATATACTTGTAAGATAAATAAAGAACAAAAGAGGTAAATGAA